GCTTTTTTAGAATATGGTACAAGTAAAATGCAACCAAGACCATTTATGTTACCAGCATTTGAAAAAAGTAAAAAGCCAATTATTGATGCAGTATTAAATAGAGTTAAACAAAAAAATTATGGAATATACTAAATGACAGATTTTGCAGTCACATTACAGACAACAGTATATAATGCTTTATTAGCAAGTAGTCCTCTTACAACAAAGTTAGGAGGAAATAATATTTACGATTTTGTACCAGAGAATACAGCATTTCCTTATGTTAAGATCGGAGATCAAACAATGGTAGATGATGGAACAAAAACAAAAAAGGGTACTGATTTTACCCTTATGATTCATACTTTTTCAAGATATAGAGGAAGTAAGGAGATAAAAGAAATTATGTCATTAGTTTATGATGTATTACACGAGTCAAGCCTATCAGTATCAGGTGCTATGAATAATATGAGATTTGAGTTCTCTGATATAATAAAAGAAAATGATGGTTTAACAACACATGGAATGCAAAGATTTAGAGTTTTTGTATTGACAAATTAAAAAATAATTAATAAAAAATAAACAAGGAGAAATAACATGGCGGCACAAAAAGGTTCAGCATTTTTATTGAAAGAAAATAGTAGTGGAACAGCAGTAGTTATTGGTGGAATGAGAAGTACATCAATGTCTATTAATGGAGAAACAGTTGACATAACAGCAAAAGATTCAGCAACATTTGACGGATCATCAGGAAACGATATTGGTAGAGCATTAGGTGCGAATATGGGTATCAGAAGTATGAGTTTATCTGCAAGTGGAGTATTTACAGATTCTGCTGGAGAAAATAATGTAAGAGGTGCGGCATTTACTGGAGATTCATTAAATTACGATTTAGTGTTTGGAGATGGTTCAAATGTAAAAGGTAAATTTATAATTACATCTTATGAAAGAGCAGGAGAATATAATGGAGAAGAAACTTTTTCAGTATCTCTTGAATCAAATGGTACAATGACTTACACGAATGCTTAATAACTAATAAGGAAAATGATATGGAATATACAGATGGGTTTAAAGTGATAGAAATAAAATTTCAAGGCGAGTCCTATAATGGTTTCTACAAGGTTACAAGAAAGGGTGTAGTTACTATCGAAACAAGAAGTGATATTCCTGTTAAACCCTATGACCATATCACTATTGGTGTTACTGAAATGATTGTTCAAAAGGTTGAAGTTTATTCTACAAGAGCAGAAATTACTTGCGAAGATAAAGATACAAGTGATATAGTTAAATCAAATAAGACTTTGAAAAAACTAAAAAAATCTGAACCAAAAGAAAAAACATTAACTGAACAATTAATAGAAAAGGACACTAATGGCGAATCAGTATAAAGGCGAAATCAAGGGTAAGCTGGGAGATAAAGAAAGAACTTTCAGACTTACCTTTGAAAGTATAGTTAATATAGAAAATAGAACTGGTAAATCAATATTAGAAATTACTAATAGCATGGCTCAAAATAAATATTCTTTACAAGATGTAGTTATCGTTATGCACGAAGGACTTCAAGGTGCTGGTGGAAAGTTTATTCAATCAGCAGTAGGCGATATGGTTCTTAAAAGTGGATTATTAAAAATTGGAATATTGTGTTCAGAAATATTAATGACAATATTTACAGGCGATAAAGAAGAAGAAGATTCCCCTTTAGTACAGGGGGAGAACGAGCCGAAAAATATCCAATCCAGCAATACCTAGAAATAGGTCTTGGTGTATTAAACTTCTCCCCCAAAGTATTTTGGGATTTATCAATAACAGAATTTATGTCAGCTTTGAATGGTTATCATTTAAAGAATGGCAAAAATAAAACTAACAATCCATTAAGTTCAAACGAAATGGAAAATTTAATGAGACAATTCCCAGATTAATATTATGGCAAATGTAGCAACAATCAGAGTAGAACTTATTGCAAACGCACAGAAGTTTAAGTCTAGCCTAGAGGGTGCAAAGTCAAAACTGAAAACAGTTGATAAGAGTGCTTTAAAAACTACTGGTAGAATGAAAGGAATGTCTAAAGCATTTCAAAATACTGCTGGTTCTATTGCGGCAGTTCAAGGTCCACTTGGTCCAGTAGCTGGTCGTTTATCTGCTATTGGTGCAATTATAGGTAGAGTTAGTCCAC